CAATACCCCCATCAAATCGTCTGCATGGTTGTCCAGCTTTACGCCGTGGGCTTTCTCGAATTTGTAAATATAGTTTTTTAGCGCTGTATCTAGCTGCTTTCTTAGTGCTTTAGTCATAACTCAATCCCTCGAAGTACCGCCGTTGCATGTAAAAATTCTAAAAAGTCGCTAAACTCTTTTTTTGACATCTTTGAAGTTCTCATACCTAAAAAGACGTAACCACCATCCAGCCCCTGAGCCATCCTCGCAGATTCTTGGCGAAAAGCAGCGGTTAACACTGTTTTCCAGTCGTCCGAGTCCATTGCTACCATTACCCCATTTATAGGCCATTTCAACTGTTTGCTAAATGCATCAAGTATCGGCCATAAGGCTGCGTTCTGATCTAAGGTTCTAGTTTGCTCTGATACGGTCACTTTATAACCATCAGGCGCGGTCATAACGGCTTGTACAGCATTAGCGCGTGCCATTGAGTGCGATAGTATGAATGTTTGCTTCATTGCGTTTAGCCATCGCCATAGCCATCGCCAGAGCCAGAGCCATCGCCAGAGCCATAGCCATAGCCAGAGCCATCGCCATAGCCAGAGCCAGAGCCAGAGCTAGAGCCAGAGCCAGAGCCATAGCCAGAGCCAGAGCCATAGCCAGAGCTAGAGCCATCGCCAGAGCCATCGCCAGAGCCAGAGCCATAGCCAGAGCCATAGCCAGAGCCAGAGCCATAGCCAGAGCTAGAGCTAGAGCCAGAGCTAGAGCTAGAGCCAGAGCTAGAGCTAGAGCCATCAATAAATTTTTTAATAGCCATTTATTCCAGCCTTAACAACATCATCACAAGGGATTAACTCACAAACACCCGTCAAGTAAATTAACGGATTCATAACATCAACTTTACAGCCGCTTTGCAGCCCTTTTTGAGCAACTCCTGACAAAGCAATTCCATCCTTAGCTTTCCACGACCATAGCCTGCGAGAATTGGATAACACCACATTTTCACCATCAACACTAACCACCTCTCCAGCATGTACGCCAGCCGCATAACATCGTGCTATTACATATTTTCCAACGAATGGGTTAACCTGTTTTTGTGTATTGCCACCATTAAACATAGCTGCAATGGCTTTTAATTCGCCTAATTTCATATCATCAATATTCATCTAATTTACTCCTTGTTAAAATTTAATTTTCTTACTTTATTTTGCTAAATCTATAGGGGTAAACCCTAGGGTTATGCATCAATATTTGCATATTTTTCGTCAAATGTTAGCGCTGGGTGGTCTTTGTGACATTGGTAACTGGTAACACTCCACCCGCATGAACGGCATTTAAGGCAATCAATTAATACTGGATAGCGCGGGTCTGGTGACATTGTGGCAACATCCTTTGAACCGATAAAGTCAGACATGCCAGTGGCGCGGCAAACAATAGCTTTACTGGGAAGCATTTCAGAACCGCATTTTCTACAGCCGTTTTGTTGTTCTTTATTCAAAATAAGCTCCCTTGCGGCAATTCAACTGGCTTTTTAGATTCAATATATTTACGCCGTGCATTAGCCGCCCAATTCATCAAAGTCCAGCTAAATTCCATTTGATGCTTTAAATGGCCATCCCTTAATCGTCTAGCACGAGATTCGCACACATGCACACGAGCAATAAATAAAAGGTTATTAGTAGGCGCTTTCACATCGTTATCCCATATTGAATTGCATGGTCAATCTCGCTTTTGCGTACTTAGGCGCGTTATCACGGATGAACTCAGCCGCTTTGGTTGGTAGTGGAATATCAGGCATAGATTAAATAACCGATTAAAACCATTACCAAAAAACATAAAAACCATGCAAACAATCCGGCAAGGCCACCTTCTAAGGCATTAATCCAATCTTTGTCATTATGTTTTTTATAACCTATCGCAGCCCCAATAATTATAAAAATGAAGGCGCTGATTATCAAAGTTTTCCCAATGGTGGCATCTAATGGTTTATAAGGATAAACAGTATTTACACATTCTGCATAAGCCTGCATTTCAACTACATTAGATGTTTGCTTGTAATTGTTAATGAGACCTACGCATGCTATTTTTTGAGCATTTTGCGCTTGAATCACTACTGCTGTAGCTATAGTTGCGCTCATTTATTTTCCTCCTCCGTCTTTAGGCTTTTCAATCTTAGGACTTCCGCTAGTACCAGCTCTTTTAGGTTTTTCAATCCGTGCGGGTCTATCCGCGCAAAGTCTTGTATCGACCAGTTGGCGTAAGTCTTGTCCACTTTTGCGGTCTGTATTATCGTGTTCACGAATTTGGATTGATATGGGTTCACTATTCATTCTGTTATTTTGCCCGTTATTTTTTACTTTGATACTAGGGAAAACCCTAGGTTTGTATTTCATTGTCAACAAAGTAGAACCCGCGCCATGCCCCGTTGTGATGGATTAGCCCTTGCATACGGGCATTGTCCAATGTCTTACGGACTTGTTTTATAGGCCAGCCTGTTATCTCTTGAATGTCGGTTACGCATAAACCGCCGTGACGTAGCAGCTTGATTAGGGTTTGAGTTTTGTTTGTCATGTTAAATTCTTGTTGTTAACGCTCTAGCCTTTGCCAATGCAGCTTTAACAACCTCAGGGTTAGCTTTTGGCGGGTCTAGGCGTTCTAGCGGCTTCATAGGCGCGTTTAGAGCTACTTTTTTGAAGTCTCCTACCGTAGGCGGCTTATCTGGCAAATTCTGCAGTGCATAGGCTACAGATTCGGGAGTAATGCCTTTCAATTCATGCGCCCAGTCGTCCATAACATCATTGATGTCGCAACCTTCCCATCTAACGCGAAAATCACGACCATAGCGTAAGTTACATTTTCGGAAAATAAATTCAATTAATTCTGACAACATTTTGAGCCTCTATAGTTCTTAAAAATTCGTTCGGGTCTAAGCGTTTTACTTTATTCGGGTTATTTGGGTTTGGTGCTGCAATTGATGGCGACATCTTTTCAACTTGTTCGCGCATGTATTTTGCATAGGGCGGTTCGTAATTGGGCTTTGCAACATCTTTGCGTGAGTTCCTGCACCAGTTGCGCCATGTTGCCTGCCAATCTGTTTTAACGGCTTTAGCGCCAGCTTGCGAATTCCAGTAATCACAGAACTTTGCAAACTCATCGTTTGGGTTACTTACGCCGTTTTGTTTGGCAAAATCAAAGTCAGGTTCAAAAGTTGCTGGCAATCTCGCACCGCGAGTTGCTTTCTCTCTAACTAATGGTTCTTGGTTATTGGTTATTGGTTTATGGTTAGGTGGCGGTTCGTTCACGACTGGTGCACGGTTCGTGCTATTTTCCCTACGCTTCGACTCCCTTTCTAGGGCGATTCGTTTGTTTGTCTCAGCTTTTCCGTGATATTCGTCTATCTCTTCGCGTATGCGTTTTTGAGAATAAACACCATTTTCCAACACAAAAAAGCGACTTAAAACAAATTTAAGCGCCTCTATTTCGTCGGTTGTTGATGCCCAAACCCATTCAATTGCTTGCTCTAATGTGGGGAATTGTTCACGGTCATAGCACGCATCAATCAAAAGCGTGTACGTTCCGTGCTGCATGATTGATAGCCTGCCAGCTTTCTTGGCATAGTCGCCAATGTTTCGTTTGTAGTAATGCATTACTACCTTTCCAAAAGAAAAGGCTACAACTGCATTCTCCCGTTTTAAGGGTTGGTCGAACGGGGCAATACCCGCCAGAATGCATGTGTAGCCTTATTGCTTACACCCGACCAAGGGTTGCTATATTATAAACTATTTTCGTAGTCTGTAAATCTTAAAATCATGGCTTATGTGCCATTTACTCTCGATGTCATAACCTAGCTTTTTTAGCTCGCCCACGCGAGTCGATAGCTTCAATGTGCCAGCCTGTTCATAGGCTTCCGCGCCGCTAATCCAGCGTTTTAGGGCTTTTAAAATGCGTTGACGTTGGGTCTGTTGTTTCATGGTGAGTCCTTAAAGTTAAAGCCCCGAAGGGCTGGGTTTTACATTACTTCATATTCCTCAATTAATTCTGATTCTTCTGTTGCAAATAGTCCACTTGATTGATGCTCTCGTGCATCTCCTAAGTTACGTTTTGCAAGCTCCCAATAACTGCGCTTTAATTCAGAGCCTACAAATTTTCGCCCCATTTCAATTGATACATAACCTTCCGAACCAATTCCAGTAAATGGCGAAAACACTAAGTCGCCCGGGTTGCTCCAAAGCTCCATCGCTCGTTCAATTACATCTAATTGCAAAGGGCAGATATGACGTTCATCATCGGTTTCCCGTGCTGTTTTAAATTGTAAAGTGCGCGAAGGGTTAATATCCATCCAAACTGGGGACGCATATTTTTGCCATTTTTGAACAGGGAAAGTTTCATGCGTATGACTAATAGGCTCTAAGTTATCGCCCGGCTTACGCATCGTCACTAAATAGTCGGCAATCCCTTGGCGGCTCATACTTGAGTCTTTGCGAATCGTTTTATGAAGCAAACCAAGTGCTTTAGTG